TTGACGAAGACGAAGTTGACGAAGACGAGGATGAGGAAGTCCCAGTCAAGAAGTCCAAGAAGCCTGCGAAGGACGAGGAGTCTGACGACGAGGACGAGGAAAAGCCTGCGAAGGAAACTGTGAAGAAAGAGCGCGCCCCAGCCGAGAAAATCATTTTCTTCAATCGTTCCAGCAGTACTGTTCCTTATGCGATCGACAGTCTGATCTCCAAGGGATATGCTGAAAAGAAAGATGTGATCAAGGCAATCATGGGTTGCAAACATCCTCTGTTCAGTAAAAAAGATCAGGCGACCAAGAAACTCGAGGACCACCTGAAGTGGCTCAGCAAAAAGGGAATCAAGGTCATGGTCAAAGGGGACGCTGTCAAAGCCAAGAAGGTTGAAGAAGTCCAGTAACACACCCTGTCAATGAGTACATAGAGGGCTCGGAGAAATCTGAGCCCTTTTCTTTTAATCAAACCAAAAAGGAGTGAATATCATGGAAACAGCATCAAGTAAGGCAATGTGCGACATACTCAAGAAAATACACCTTCAGGGAACTATTGGAGAATGTCTGCTGGTTGTGAAGAAGGGCGACGGGAAAGTGTTGGCAACTGACATGTCTAATACGGTGTTTGCGGTGTCTAGCGAGTCCCTTGCGCCGTCGGGAGACGCTGAACTAGGGCTTCCTAACCTAGCTACCCTTACACGGTTCCTAGACGGTGCCACGGACGATGTCAGTCTTGCTATCAAGGAGCAGTGGTTGACAATCAGCAAAAAGAAGCATGGATCGTTGAAGTTTCTTATGCTGGAATCAAAACAGGTTCCTACAGCAATCATGGATGAAGATGCCGACAAAAAGATATTAAAGGCCAAAGGGACTCTTATACCTTTTTCCAAAGGTGTGAGAGAAGACTTCGCTTTTTACATGGGATTGGTAGCCAGCAAAGCAGTCGTTTTTCGAGTGAAGGATGGAAAAGCGTATCTGCAAAGTGCGTCCAGTGAACCTGAGCAATTCAAGCTGACTCTTGGTGCTACGGAAGCCGGGGACTTCCAAGTTTCTGTGTATGGAGACTTGCTGTTGAAAGTTCTGACGACCGTGGACGGACTGGGACTGACGGAATCCCTGCAGATATACATCGGTGACAATGCTCCGCTGTTCGCTTACATTGACGACGATAACTTCTGGGCACTTTCGCCGATACAGTAAGGAGTATTATGGCAGGTATATCTGATTTCTTAGGAAAGAAGAATGAAGACAGAGTAGCACGTTTCCAACGGCTGAGCAAAGACAAAACTGCTGAAGAGCTCAGGGACTTGGAAAAGTCATTACTCCGACCGGATAAGATTCCGACCCACACCGGCAAAGAAGCAAGGACGATGGCCTGCGCTGACAAGGTCATCAAACTTGCTTTCAACAACGTGGAAGAAAAGGCTCTGTTTGCCAAGTACTTCACCGTTACTAATTACATTGAAGATTCATGCTACAAGTTGGATATGCTTGTAGACTTTTTAAAAGCACTGGATTCAGGGAGGATCAGATATGTCGAATCAAAGCGAAAGTTCAAGTTGCGGCCGTCCGTCAATAGTTGATGAAGCTATGCGCTGGGTCAGGGAAAATGAAGGGACGAAAATAGATCCATGTAAAGGGTCTTACCCTTCACCCAGAATCAGTAGTGAGTTGATGGACTGTTCTATGCCACTAACTTTTGATCAGTACTCGTTCTGTGGACTTGGATGCCTGTACTGCTTTGCATACTTCTTCAAGTCACAGAACCCTTCTATGAAAGGGAAGATGGGTGTCAAGGCTGTTGATATAGATGCCTTGATAAAGACGATGGAATCCAAGATCAAACAAGGCAGAACAGCATCCGCAATGCAGAAGCATTTCTATAACAAGAAATTCCTTTTCCATTGGGGTGGTTTGGCGGATCCTTTCTGTTCTTTTGAAAAGGAGAATAAAGAAGGTTTGAAGCTGATCAAGTGGTTGGGTGAAAACAACTACCCAACCCTGTTTTCTTTCAAAGGTGGGACTGTCCTGGCAAAGCCATACATGGAACTGTGGCAGAAGTACAGCAAGCAACGCAACTTCGCCTTCCAGTTTTCCATTGTCACGGCTGACGACGCAACGGCAGCAAACGTAGAAGTAGGAGTTCCCAGTCCCACATCAAGATTCAAGGTAATGAAGACTTTGAGTGACATGGGCTACTGGACTATTCTACGATTAAGACCTTTCCTAATCGGCATTACAGATAGGACTCTTGACGAGATATTGGAAAAGTCCTTTGAAGCCGGTGCGCGAGGAATCTCAACTGAGTTCTTCGCTATGGACTGCCGTATGACAGATGGGATGAAAACAAGGTACAACTATCTGGCCAAGGAAATGGGTCTGAAGGACTTTGACGGACTCGAGGATTACTTCCGTAAGCTGTCACCTACAGAACGCGGTGGGTATCGCAGACTTAATCGTGACGTTAAAGAAAGGCACATCAAGAAGCTGTACCAGTTTGCTGTGAAGCATAACATGGTGCTTGGAATCAGTGACCCTGATTTCAAGGAATTGAACATGAGTGGTTCTTGCTGTGCTATGCCCGACAAGTTTCCTGACAATCCTTTATTGGAAAACTGGTCTAGGAATCAGTTGACGTATCACCTTACACAGATGCGTAAACACTACCACAAAACAGGTGAATGCCGGACACTGACGTTCACGCAATGTTACGGTATAAATACGTTCATGGACGAAACGTCTTTAGCCAACGATCATGTCGCTGTGATCGGTGTTTCTAATGCTGTCAGGCAACGTTCCACTCTCAGGGACATTATCCGGCAACGGTGGAACAATCTTGACAGTGCGGCCAATCCCAGGAACTACTTTCACGGAAAGCTGATGCCGGCAGGGATGGACAATGAAGGCAACATGATATTCAAGTATACTCCCAGCAGTTATGAAGATCGCTGGACAGCAGAAGGGATTGATCTGACAAAATGAATACGCCATTTACGATCATAATCAATTCAGCACATCGAGAAGGACAGATCTTTACTGCCGATTCATTTCCATTTCATTGGCATAAATTTGTTAAAATACTTGTGCCTGCAAAAGAATGGAAAGGGTACCGGTCCCGGACAAATTGGAATGTGAAGCCACTTCCTAAGGACATGGCAGAATGTCTTCCACCTCAAAGACACTATGCCATTAAAACATGTAAAACTCCTTATGCCCTGATTATGGACGATGACTTCGATTTCTTTCAAAGACAGGAAGGAAAACTGAAGAAAGTCTCTTCCTTGACAGATAGTTTCTTAGATGAAATAGAAACCATTCTGAAGTGTGAAGATGTAGGTGCGGTAGGGATATCTCCACAACAATCCAATTGGCAGGAAAATAGGGACATCAAACCCATTGGAAGATTATTTGGAGGGTACGCTGTGAAAACGGAAATTTACAGGAAATTGAAGATAAACATTGATGCTCCTGTAAAAGGATTTTGCACAGAAGATTCCTTACTGACTCTACACCTATTGACAAATGGATTCAGGACTCCGATATTGTATACTTATGCTCGCAGAGAATTAAAGATATCTAACGCACCAGGAGGGTGTTCTGCATACCGTTCACTTCAGTCCATCAAAGACAGCATGGAATACGTTCATTCAGTATTTCCATACTGTACAGAAGTAGTAGACACAATTAAGTCCAGCAAATTATGGCCGGGGATTCCTGTTTCTTCTGATGGAATGAAACACATTCCCAACATCAAAGTATTCACAAAAAGGGCATTAGAACATAGTAAACACAATGTGAGGAGATTCTTTTCATGAAAATAGTATATCTGACATATTCACTCCCATTCAAATGGTGGAACAGAGACAACAATATAGCCCATAATAAGATTTGGGCTTACCTAGTAATGAATTACTTCAAAATGGGACACCAGCAAACAATCTGGAATTCTATCGATCTTGGAACTCAGATGTCTCTCAGGGAATTCAACTGTAATCCCAGGAACCATGGAGACGCACCTTCCAAGTATGACATAGCTTTTCTATTCTGTGGTCCTTTCATGCCAATAGCTGACGGATCCATCACAATGGAAACACTGGAATTCTTAAGAAAGTTCCAAGGCAAAGTGGTGTACATCACAGTAGATTACAACCTTGAATTTGACCCCAGGATGTCTAGGTATGGAAAACTGTTCAAATCATGGGATTCTGATGCCCTGACTAAAGGAAAGAAATGGACGTATGTGATGAACGCTCCAGTGGAATACCATTTTAGGACGCCAGGTCAAAGAAAGCTCTTGGACTCCTTTGTTTCAAAAGACAGACAAATATCCGTTCCTTTGAACAGTTCAGGGATCCCACCTAATTGGAAGAAATTCACTCCTTCCAAAACTTTTCAATACGATCTTCTATACTGTGGGGCATTTCGTAGTGACAGAAAGGTTTTCTTTGATAAATACTTCTGTTCTAAGTACGCTTCTAAATGGACAATCAGCACAAGCACCAAGAATATTCAGAAGTTTAGAGAAATGGGATGTAAGGCCAGGATGATCTCTGCTCTTGGCGGTGAAATTGTGTCTCACATCAATAGAAGTGTGGTGCAAATAATTGCCGGGGACACTTGTGACAATAATACTTCAACAACTCCGTTGCCCACAAGGTACTATGAAGCTGTTTCAGCCAAAACACCAGCGTTCTTCGATAAGACATTCTGTAAAGGATGGAAATCTGAAACAGAAGAAGTGTGCCTTCAGTTCCTCAATACTGCTGAGGACCTTGCTGAAATGATTGAATACTTGAAAAAGCCTTCAGTACGTGAAGACTATGTGGACATGCAGGAAGCTGTTTTACATGCTTTTGATCCTGTTAAGGACTGGAAGTTGCAGGATTTACTTAGATAATGTCCTGAAAACATCCCTCGTAACTCCTACACGGAGTTGAAAAAGCCTGACAAGGCTTGTTTATTAGTTTTACATGTTGGTTAATCCTCGGACCTCCTGGGAAGGAGAATAATGAAGCCAAATAACATCCAGATAGAATTAGTAGAAGGTTGTAACAGAATGTGTAAATTCTGCGGAATACATGGGATATGGTCTGAACGAAAGTACAGGAAGATTAAATTCATGGACATAAATCTTCTTCGGAGCATTGCACATTCACTCGCTGATTGGGGATTTGATGGGAAGCGAGTGGAACTAGCAATGCACGGAGAACCCACACTTCACCCTAAACTCATAGATGCTATCTCTACTTTACGAGACAACCTTCCTACAGCACAATTACAACTGACCACCAATGGGATGAAATTCCTTCAGGGTAAAGCGAACATTATTTCCATGGCATTTGAAGCTGGTTTGAATGTTTTAATTATAGATGCTTATGAACAGGAAAGTAAATTGCGTGAAATAGTCCGAGCCAATTCTAATGGAGTGGAAATAGTTCCTTACTATGGAGGAGACTTCAATCCATATCATTATCACAGAGATGTGAAGAAAATAGTATGGATGGCAGATTTGGGGACACATTCAGCTCAAAGATCGGCAAGAACGATAATCAACCATGCTGGGAATGTGCAACATTCTGTTATTCCACCTATTCCAGCACCGATACATAAAAAGTGTAGCAGAGTTTTCAGGGAAATTTCCATTCACCACGACGGCACGATCCCCCTCTGTTGTATAGACTGGAAACACGAGTTTATTGTTGGCAAATTCCCTGAAGATGGTTCTATTCAATCCATCTGGGAATCTGACATGTTCAATGCAATGCGTATAAGACTGTTCATGAAAGAACGGATGTTCAGACCTTGCTATAAGTGTGATTACAACGGAGGATTCAGACTGGGATTGCTTCCTACGCCCACAGGAGATGCTCTTACAACAGTGGATGTCTTGAGGCATCTTAGGAAAATGGAAAAGTACAGTCACCCATCTGCAATAAATTGTTCTTTCAAATGTGATTCTAATTCCGGAATTAAAAAGTTTCTAAAGGAGTGACATGAGTGGAGGATTCTTTTGGCCCGATCGTAGTGCTTCCAGCAATGCAACTACGGCAGTTGGTTCCAGAACATTGAACTGTACAACCTGTAAGCTGTACAGAACATGCCATTCACCCAGAATGCCTGTAACTGGTAAAGGTAAGAAAGGTATTTTCATACTCGGTGAAATGCCGAGTGCAAGAGAAGATGAAACAGGCGTCCAGATGGCCGGTCCGGCCGGACAACGTCTCAGACAGATGTTGCGTAAAGTGGGCGTAGATCTGGACAATGACTGTTGGAAATTGAATGCTGTTTGCTGTTACCCTCCTAAAGGACGTGACTTGTCTAACAATGAAATTGCGGCTTGCCGGCCAAGAGTGTTCAAAGCCTTGCAGGAACTCAAACCTAGGTTGGTTCTTTTGCTTGGAAATGTTGCGGTCCAAAGTGCGATAGGACATCGGTGGAAGAAGGAACTTGGTGGAGTTTCACGTTGGCGTGGTTACATGATTCCTGACAGAACACTGAACACTTGGCTGTCAGCGACATACCATCCAAGTTTCCTATTACAGAAAGACCTCCAGTATGGAAGGGAAACTTTCAACGTAGCAGAAGTCATTGCTCAACGTGACATTGAAAATGCTATTGAACGGATGAATGAACCTGTCCCTGAAATGCAGAATGATGTGGACTGCATAACGCTTGTAGCAGGTGACTATGCAAATCTGATGCTGGAAAAGATGCAGCAGAAGCAACCCAAGCTCGTTGCCTTTGACTATGAAACGACCGGACTGAAGCCTCACAAGTCAGGACATGATATTATTTGCTGTTCTGTGTGCTGGCAGAAGGATCGTGCATACGTATTTCCAATGGACAAAGTAGACATCAACCTTTTCAGAGGATTCCTGTCTGACAAGAACATCGGCAAGATAGCCAGTAACATGAAATTCGAAGACAGTTGGACAAGGCAAATACTTGGCTGTCGTGTAAAGGGATGGAAATGGGACACAATGTTGGCCGCACATGTACAGGACAATCGGCGACAGGGAACCAGTATAAAGTTCTTGACTGCAGTCCGGTTCGGCGTATTCGATTATGACAGTGATATCGGACACTTCTTGAAAAGTGGTGACGAGGACAATGCCAACTCCTTCAACAAGATTCGTCAGGCACCGGTGCAGAAATTGTTGACATATTGCGGACTGGATTCACTGTATGAATATAGAATGGCCTTGCTTCAAAGAAAAGAGATGTTGAAATGAAAATAACAGCGACAACAGCGGATGCTTACAAGTTGTTCCATGAAGGCATTCAGGCTTTCTCTGACATGGAACGCAGAGGTATACGAATAGACGTAAAATACTGTGAAACTCAGGTAAAGAAACTGAAGCTGAATAAGGATGTGGCCATCAACGCTTTTAGGCACACAGATGTTCACAGTGAATGGCGTAAGGCGTATGGAAATAAGATGAACCTTACTTCCAATGACCAGTTGGCACACATACTGTTCAAGAGGATGGGCTTCAAAGCTACGATGTACACCAAAAAGAGCAACAAGCCTTGTACAACTAACGAACATTTAGCTTCTGTCAAGCATCCGGCCGTCCAGCACGTTCTAGACATTAAAGGATACGATCATGCGGTCCAGAAGATAATGGGAATTTACAGGGAAACTGTAGACGGCATACTCCATCCCATGTTCAACCTGCATACGGCCGTGACATACCGTTCCAGTTCAGAAGCACCTAACTTTCAGAACAATGATGTGCGTAATGAAGAAATGGCTGAACTTGTGCGTCGGTGTTTCATTCCACGTAAAGGCAGAGTGTTCACAGAATCTGACTATAGTGGAATAGAAGTTCACGGAGCTTCTTGGTATCATAAAGACCCAAACATGCTGGAGTATATTTGCAACCCTGAAAAGGACATGCACCGGGATACTTCCATGGACTGCTATTTACTGGCCATGGATCAAATGACCAAGAACATTCGATACTGTGGCAAGAATAAATTTGTGTTCCCAGAATTCTATGGGGACTATTATGCCAATTGCGCTACAGCCTTGTGGGATGCTATTTCCAAGATGAATCTAGAAACTGCTCAGGGAGTCCCACTCAAAGTTCATTTGGCTTCCAAAGGAATTAAGTCTTATGAACGTTTTGAGAAGCATATTCAAAAAGTTGAAGATAAGTTCTGGAATGTCCGTTTCAAGGTGTACAATGAATGGAAATGGGAGCATTACAAGCGTTACTTGAGGTGTGGTTTCTTAGATCTGTTGACAGGCTTCCGATGTTCAGGATTGATGGAAAAGAATCAAGTCATCAACTACCCTGTTCAGGGTGTTGCCTTTCACTGTCTGTTGCGTTCTATCATCCACTTGAATCGTTGGATGAAGAAACAGAAGATGAAGTCTATGATCGTAGGACAGATACATGACTCCATGTTCCAAGATAACGTGGAAAGTGAATTGCCTGAAATTATTCCTGCCATGAATAGAATTATGTGCAAGGACTTGATGGAAGCATGGCCTTTTATCATAACACCTATCAAAATAGAAATAGACAAGACAGAAGTTGATGGTTCTTGGTTTACTAAGAAGTCATTCGACTTTTCACATTTATTAAAAGCATCATAAGGAGGCATATGCCGTTACAGCTCAAATACAGACCAGCAACATTCGATCAGGTTATTGGAAATCATGAAACTGTAGACGCCTTGAAAGACGTTCTGTCCAGACCGAAGAAGGACAGGCCAAAGGCTTACATATTCATTGGGCCCAGCGGATGTGGGAAAACAACATTGGCAAGGTTGACAGCGAACGCATTGAACAGCAGACATCCTGATCTGAAGGAACTGAACTCAGCGGACTTCCGGGGAATAGATTCGGCTCGGGATATCATACAGCAAATGCGTATGCGTCCTATGGTTTCTGAGTCTAAAGTCTGGATGATGGATGAATGCCACAAATTGACAGGAGATGCACAGGAAGCATTGTTGAAAGCCCTTGAAGATGCACCGGATGATTGCTACTTCATTCTTGCTACAACAGACCCTGAGAAGTTACGCCCTACCTTCAAGCGCAGGTGTACACCCTTTGAAGTAAAAGGACTTGGACCGGTGACAATCCGCAAGTACTTGTCCAAGGTGCTTCGCCAGGAGTCCCAGGATGTCCCTAGAAGCGTTCTAAAGACTATAGCTAGGGACAGTCTAGGGTCATTAGGTGTGGCCCTTATGGTGGTTGATAAGATCATGGGGCTGGAACCTGCACAAATGGCCAGTGCCGCAAAGAAAATGATAGCTCAGCACAATGAGGTGATCAATCTTTGCAGGGTTCTTATGTCAACCAAAAACTGGAAGGATATTTCCATTGTCTTGAAAGGGATCGATCAAGATGCTGAACAGGTCCGACGCATGGTGTTGGGTTATTTCAACAATGTACTTCTAAACTCGGGAAATATGCGTGCTTACGATGTGCTGACTGCGTTCCGTCAACCATTCTACGACATTGGAAAACCAGGGCTGACGCTCGCTTGTTTTGAAGCAATAAATCAAGGGTAATCAAAGCCTTTCATTTAGCGAATAAATATATAAGGAGTCCACTATGCAAAAAGAAGAAATGAATGATGTAAATGCTGATCTATCAATTGATCCAGAAGGACTGGACATCTGTTGGCTTGAACAGCCTCAGTTAGTTTTCAAGTATACAAAGCAATTAGCAAAAGCTCGTAAAGCTGTTGCGACTTTGAAAGAGAATAAAGAACAGCTTGAATCTTCTCTGGCAAAGGAAATTCGTAAACATCCTAAAGTGTATGGGGTGGAGAAAGGCACTGAAAAGGAAGTCCACCAGGCTGTGATGGCACAGGAAGAATACAAGGATATTTCCAATGAACTGATAGAAGCCGAATATTCCGCGAATGTGATGGATGGCGTGGTCCGAGCAATGGAACACAAAAAGAAGTCATTGGAAAACCTAACTCAACTTGCCAACCAAAACTATTTCAGCACTCCGAAAGATCCGCGTGATCTTGCTGAAAAGTATCAGGAACGTATAGCACAAAAACAGGCTTCAAGAACAATGGTTTATGAAAGAATGAATAGAAAGAAAGGTGGTGTATGATTGCCAACATTGTACTAAATGCAGTAACAGTCTTGGCACTTATCTGGATTATACTGCTGTTGATATACATCGCCGGACGGATGTTCGGTGCTGGATTTGTAAGGTCAGTAAAAAACATAATAAACAAAATCAAAGATGAGGAGTAACAGTATATGGGAGTTAAAAGTAACCGTAAAATCAATCGTGAACGCGTAGCAAGCAGGGCACAGAACCATTCAAGTTCCCAGTCGGGTTCATACCTGAACATTCCTAACGGAGTGGACAGGTTCAAGTGTGAAGAAGGCAAACTCAACATACGGATCGTGCCGTACGAGATCACCTCCAAAACGAATCCGGAAGGTAAGAAAGGTGAACTTTGGTATGAGCGCACAATTTTCGTGCACTATGGAGTCGGTCCAAAGGACGAGAGATTCCTCTGTCCCACTACTATTGGAAAACCCTGTCCAATATGCGAGGAAATGCACAAGCTGAAAAAGGATCCGGACGCCGACGAGGATGCTGTAAAAGCACTCAGGCCAAAAGAACGTCAATTGTTCAATGTCTTGGTCAAAGGAAAGATTCAACTCTGGGACATCAGTTACTTCCTGTTTGGAAAACATCTTGAACAAGAAGTCCGTGAAAGTGATGAAGACGTTCAGGGTTTCGCAGATCTAGAAGGCGGCAAAGAGTTGCTTTGTCGTTTCACCGAACAGAACAAAGGTGGAAACAAGTTCCTTGAGATCACAAGA